AGATAAACTCCTCCTCCAAACTCTCCCTAACTTAGGGAAAGCGATCGAATCTAGCTTAATAACTAGACGACCGCTTAGTATACCACTTGGTATACCCTGTTGCTCTGATGGCTTACCCAAACTCCTACACTTCCTCTTTGAGAGGTTGTTTAAGAGTGATGGTTGGCCGATCGAGGATTTTGATGACATTACCATAAGAAGTCGAGCTGAAGCACTTCGTGTGCTACGCCAGACTCTGATGATGTTCTCAAAATTTAGGACCTCATCCTCGAAAGGGGATGACGACACCATTAGACGGTTTAAAGACCGTGTAACTCGTTGCTCGGCTATCACGCTTCCAAATTACATCATTCGTGAGGCTTATCGCCTCATCAAGGATGTGCTTATGGATGGTGACATGCTCGCTGCCCCGCTCTATCAATGGTCTGTCGATCCTTTTGGTCGGCACGGCCCCGGAGCGGTCGCTGGAAAGGAAGAAGGTGCGCAGAAATGGTCCTTCACTGTAGCTGCCTCACATAATCCACTATTATTTAAGTGGCATGAGAATAGCTACACTCAAGTGAAAACCTATGAGCCATGTTCACGCCTTGCTCTGGTCCCAAAGGACTTCAGAGGAAAGCGAACAATATGTATCGAGCCTAAGGAAAACCAATTTGGCCAACAAGGCCTAATGGTAGTTCTTTATGATTTGATACAGGCTCATCCTTCTGCGGGGCAATGCATCAATTTCGTCGATCAGACGCAAAACTTTGATCTCTCTCGAGATCCTAGAGTTGCTACAATCGACCTTAAAGATGCCAGTGATATGATCCATATGGATCTTATCCGACTCCTTTTCCCAAAGGAGAGCTTTGCCCTATTGACGCGTTATCGTACTCGCCTACTCCGTCTTCCTGACGGTGAGGTAGTGCGACCGACTTGCTTCGCAAGTATGGGGTCCGCTTTATGCTTTCCGATTGAGACTCTTGTCTTCTGGGCATTAGCTCAGGCGACATTGAATCACTATCATAGGCATGGACCTCTGCGCGTCTTCGGCGATGATATAATCTGTCCCAATAGTGGGTATGATCTTATCTGCCGAACATTACACCAAGCTGATCTAATAGTTAATGAATCCAAATCCTGCTTCAAGACCCCTATTAGGGAGTCCTGCGGGAGTTGGTTCTATTATAACTATGATTGTAGATTTGTTAAAATCTACACGTCAGCTGCTACAGACCTAGAATCGTGGTCCGCACTGGTGGAAGCATCAGTCACGCTCATTGAGAATTATCACCTCAATTTAGCGCGAGCCATACTGAGAAGCTGTTCAAGGCTTTTCCCTGTGTGTTGGTCTTTCCGGAAATATTTCCCGGGGGAAGGACACATGAGGTTTTCAACTCAACGCTGGAATAAAGATCTC